TTAGCCAAGCCAATGCAACGCTAGGAACTGCCGCAGGTGTGTTTAATTTTGACACAACCAAGATGTATTACGGCGACCGCTTGATTACATTTGATGGCACAGACCTAACCAAAGTTGTAAGTCTAACGGATGAAGCGGGAAATGTTGACACAAAGATTAGCGGCAATCTTTACATTAACCTTTACAAATCTAGTAACGCAGGTGTGATTACTTCTGCAAACGGTGCATCTGCGCCTAGTACAGTCATGGGCGGTTCTGATATTGCCGTTGGTCAAAGATGGCCCGCCACAAACAGACAGATGAATAACTTAGGGTTTGCGATTGTCAAACTTGTTTACAACCGTGATGCAGACACAACGCAACTAAACCCAATTACTTTTAAGGTAAGCCATTACCCCAATGGTGCAAGCGTAGCAAAACCCGCAGACGTATGGCTTGATTACATTACTAACGAATCCTATGGCGGTGCGGTTGACCCTGCATTTGTAGATACTACTTGCGTGGCTACGCTTAACGCCTATTCAGATGCGACAATAACTTATACGCCATCAGGAGGCGGCTCACCCGTCACACAGGCGCGTTATCGTATTAACGGGGTGCTAGACGCAGGGCAAACCGTTCTATCAAACCTAGACCGCATAATGTCATCTTGCGATTCATGGATGATGTATAACGCCGCACTTGGTCAATGGTCTGTTGTCATAAATAAAGCGGAAACTGCCGCCTACGCATTTACGGATAACAACATCATTGGCGACATTCGCGTTGGCGCAATGGACATTACAAGTTCAATCAATCAAGTTGAAGCAAGATTTCCGTTTAAGGAAAACCGCGACCAAGCCGCGTTTGTTAATTTAGAAACCCCTGTTGGTTTGTTGTACCCCAATGAACCAGTTAACAAGTATTCAATTACTTATGACTTGGTGAATGATTCCGTACAGGCTCAATATCTTGCAAATAGATTGCTTGAGCAAGCGCGAGAAGATTTGATTGTTTCGTTTAGCACAACTTATTATGGCATCCAAGTTGATGCGGGTAATGTGGTTAGCGTTACCAATGCTGACTACGGTTGGAGTGCAAAACTATTCCGCGTAATGAAAGTAAATGAGGCATCTTTGCCTGATGGCTCACTTGGTGCAAAACTAGAATTAAATGAATACAGCGCGGCTGTTTACGATGACCAAGACGTAACGCAATACGCGCCTGTTGCAAATTCAAACCTTGCATCACCCGCATATTTTTCTGCGCTATCTGCGCCTACAGTTACCGCAACTTACCCGTCTGCAAGCATCCCATCGTTTGATGTAACGGTAACAGTACCGACAACAGGTCGCGTGACGTTTGGGACTTTGTATTACACAACTACGCCCGCAACGCCTACAAGTTATTTGGTATTAAATATTGCAAATTCTGCAAATAATATTCCTGTAGTTAACGGCACAACGTACACGTTTGCAAACATAACACTCCCTGCGGGAACATATTACTTTGCGTTCACAGTAGGAAATGAAACCGCTACATCAACAAAAAGCGCAAACAGTTCTGCGTTTGTTTGGAATCCCGTGGGAATGGTGGGGCCAACTGGTGATTCAGGATTAAGCGCAATCACCGCGTATAGGTCGCAAAGCCAAACGTCTGCCGCCCCTGCTACGCCCGCAAATACCATAGGTGCTACTGCCCCTGCGGGATGGTCATTAACTGCGCCTAGCGTAGTTGTAGGCAATGTGCTTTGGTATTCTTTTGGACAATACAACTCTAGTGGGTCAACAATTAGCGGAATCCCTGCGGGACAAACGCAATGGGGCGCACCAACTGCGGCAAGTGTTTTTCAAGACATTCGTTCTGACAACTGGAACGGCTCAAACCCGCCGACAGGGGGAACGCCCGCAACCTACGGTACAGCAGGTTATTACATTCAGCAATCAACGGGCAATATGTTTCTTAATAGCGTATATGCGCGAGGCATTGCTACCTTTGATGGTGCTAATACTGTTGGCGGCTATACCTTTGCATTGGTTGCTAATTCAAGCCTAAATACCAATGGAGGCATGATTGCTTATTCTGCGGCAATCTTTAATGGCGCGGTAATGGGCTATGGAAGTTCAAGCGCATTTGGCGGGTATTTCCAAACAACAGGTTCGCAAGCGGCGTTAGCGTCTTTTTCATCTGGGTCAGGCGCAGGGCTTCAAGTTGGTGGTGGAACAATGACCATCAACAACAGCACTCAAGTAACAAACCTAAACGCTAACTTTTTGCAAGGATATACAGCCGCTTCGTTTTATATTTCAGGCGGCGCATTGGGTACGCCAGCAAGCGGAAATCTTACAAACTGCACATTGACCACAGCAAATCTTACTGCAACATCGCCCGGCTCTGGATATTATTTATCAGGCACAGGTTGGAATTCATTAGATACGGTAGTGACTCAAGCAGGTACAAATAGCGGTACGGCAACAGGTTCAGGAAATGTTATAAACATTTATGGTTCAACTTCAACAGGTATTGCCGGTGCTTATGTTGGCACATCAGGTTCAGGCAATACAGTAACATTGACTGTTCAAACAAGTAGTCCATCTGACCCTAGATTAAAAAAAGACATTCAAGATAGTGACCTTGGGTTAGAGTTTGTTAAAAAATTAATTCCTAAAAAGTACCGCCTTATACATGACCCTAAACAACAGTTTGGTTATGGTTTCCTAACTACGGATGTAGAAAAACTTATACCCAAAGGCAGTTCGCTTGTTTATCACGAACCTGATTTATTAGCGGGTGATGAAAAAGGTTTTGATGTTGTTCATTACCCGTCGTACATTGCAGTTTTAACTAAAGCGATTCAAGAATTGACCGCCAAAGTTGAAGCGTTAGAAACACAATTGAAAGGTTAACCATGCCAAGAGAAGTAACTATTCCCGCAGAAACGGTTTATGAGGAAATTCAATCTTTACAGGAATTTCCAGAAGACCAATTAGTTCGGGTCATTGTTGGAGTAACCGATGCTAACGGCACATTTCTTGTTCCACAACAATTTAAGACGTATGACATTTATGGCGATATGTACACCGAATTAAACTCTGCCAACCCATTATGGGATACCGCTAAACCTGCGGGTACTTATTTCAATGATGATTTGTGGCATTTTATTGATTTAATTAGAAACACTTGATAAAATAAACGAACAAGATAAGACACCATTAGCCCGCAAGAGTTGCGGTAGTTCTAACTGTGTACAGGGAACGCTATGGTCGCAGAATCATATATTTACGCGCATCATCGGCTTGATACGGGATTGCCTTTTTACATTGGTAAAGGCACAGGCAATCGCGCAACAAGCAAAAAAGATAGAAATCCTTTTTGGCATAACATTGCCAATAAAGTTGGGTATAAATCTGTAATTTTGCAAACAGGTTTAACACACACTCAAGCCCTAAATGCTGAAAAATTTGTTATTGCCGCATTGCGTAATAAATACAAATTAACCAATCTTACAAATGGTGGTGATGGCGGCAACGGGTTGCAAGGTTCTGCGCATCCGTTATTTGGCAAACAAAGAACCGCTGAAACAAAAGCAAAAATTTCAAAATCTTTGCAAGGTGTTAGCGCGGGCGGCAAAGCAAAAAAAGGTATTGCTTTGACAGAATCACATAAAAAAGCAATTTCTAATGCGTTAAAAGGAAAGTCAAAAAGTCAAATTCATATTAATTTAGTGTCTGCCGCATTAAAAGCAAGTAAACAAAACAAAAAGCCTAGAAAACCTTTATCTGAAGAAACAAAGTTAAAAATTTCTTTAGCGCAAAAAGGTCGAAAATTAACAGAGGCGCATAGAATTGCACTATGCAAGCCTAAAACAAAAAAGGTACTGTAATGGCTATATTTTCTAAAAATGTTCTTGCCCAAGTTTCGGGCTTTGACAATCCTATCCTTGCAGGTGAACTGGTTTATAACCAAAACACCTACTGGAATTTGACGTTCACGAATTCCAATACAGGTTTGCCTATTAATCTAACGGGCGCGACCATTAACGCGCAGATTGTTCGTAGGCAAGTAACAAACATCATCGACACTCGCAATGGTCTAACTTTTGACATTGCAGACTACAACCCAACACCGACCACTATTCCGCTGACCGTATCCAACATTGTTGCGGCTTCAGGCACTTGCACATTGGTGATTGACTCTACAACTTGGGGGCTACTTACGACAGATGCCCAACTTGAAATTAACGCAGTCAGTTGCGTTGGTTATTCAGGTCGGGTTAAGGTTTCATTCCCCGCAAGTGGCTCAACGCCCGCAGATGACCAAATCATCTTCTTGTTGTTTTTAATACGTTCTGACGGAATCGTGGTTGTATGACACAGGGCATTATTGTTTCCCCCGCAAATAGGGGCGTTCAGGTCGTTGTAACAGATGAGAACAACGTACAACTGTTAATTGACAGTAATCGTGGGGTTAACCTAGAAATCGTGCCACAGCCCCGCATAGAGGTTTTGGTTGATAAGGGCGTAGAGGGCGCACAAGGCCCAGTCGGGCCACAAGGCCCACAAGGGCCACAGGGAACGGCGGCTACCGTCACGGCGGGAACTACCACTACGGGTTTGGCGGGCACTAACGCCATCGTCACCAATTCAGGCACATCAAGCGCGGCAGTCTTTGATTTCACTATTCCAAGGGGTGACACAGGGGCAACGGGTGCAACAGGCGCAGGGGTCGCTACGGGCGGCACAACGGGTCAGTTCTTGCAAAAGGCAAGTAACGTCAACTACGACACCACTTGGGCAACCATCACAGGCACTTTGGTATATCAAGGTTCTTGGAATGCATCTACAAACACACCTACGCTTACATCTAGCGTGGGAACAAACGGTTATTACTACGTTGTTGGCACAAGCGGCTCTACTAACCTAAACGGCATTACTGATTGGGTGGTTGGCGATTGGGCTATCTTTAACGGCACTATCTGGCAGAAGATTGACAACACCGACCTAGTGTCATCTGTTAACGGGCAAACAGGCGTGGTGGTGCTTACAGCATCTAGCGTGGGTGCGTTAGCGATTGCAAACAACTTGTCAGACTTGGCTAACACGACAACGGCTAGAACTAACTTAGGTTTGGGTTCTATTGCTACGCAAAATGCAAATTCAGTTTCTATTACTGGCGGCTCAATCACAGGCATTACAGACCTTGCCGTAAGTGATGGCGGTACAGGTGCATCTACCCTGACAGGTTATGTCAAAGGAAGCGGTACAACGCCATTAACAGCGTCTGCAACCATTCCTAGTGGTGACATTACTGGCTTGGGTACTATGTCTACCCAGAACGCCAACAATGTCGCCATCACAGGCGGCACAATCAACAACACCACAATAGGAGCAACAACACCCTCAACAGGTGTGTTTACGACTCTTACTGCTCAGAATGAGACGCTAAAGGGTACTGGTAATAACTTTTTTAATTATTCGCAAGACTACACACAATCTGCATGGTCTAAAGTAGGCTCAACAATAACTGCCGCATCTACTACTGCGCCAGATGGAACGTCAACAGGTCAAACATTAAACGAAGATACTTCTACAGGACAACACAATATAAATCGTGGCGGTAGTTCTGAGACTTTGGTTATTGGTGCTACTTACACAATGTCTGTTTATGCAAAACAGTCTGGTAGAAGTATTATTTTTATCCAATCGTTGATTACCTTTGCAAAGTCGTATTTTGACATTGCATCTGGAACTGTATTGTCATCTGGCTCAGGAATGACAAGTACCATTACATCAGTTGGCAATGGTTGGTATCGTTGCGCTGTAACTTTTGTATGTGATTCGACAAACAATTCAATTCGAGTAATTGCCGCAACAACTGGCAATGGTGTGCAAACTTATACTGGCACAGGCATAGCAAGTGTTTTTCTTTGGGGCGCACAATTAGAACTAGGCTCAACAGCCAACACTTACATCCCCACAACCACAACTGCTGTATACGGAACACCAACACTCTCATTTAGCGGAGTAGCAAGCATTGGGCTACAGTCTGATGGTTCTTTGTATGAGACAAGTGCGGGAACAGGTAATGTTCGTTTTTACACAAACAACATTGCTCAAGAACAGATGCGGGTTTCCCACACAGCCTCCGCAGTAAACTTTGTTAATTTAACTGGTGGGGCTACAGCTAATGATGCTCAAATATCAGCACTTGGCAGTGATACCAACATCTGGCTCCAACTAAACGGCAAAGGTAGTCGAGGTGTAGCAATTGGCTATTTCACTCGTATTGGCAGAAACTTTGCCAACTATTTTGAAGCAACAGGAAATAACGCTAGTTCTGCTCCAATTCTTTCGGTGGGCGGCTCAGACACCAACATAGACCTAAACCTGACTACTAAGGGTACTGGTGGGGTATTGATTAACGCCAACGGCATTGACACGGTGTTGGTTAAAAACAGTATTCCAACAATTCTTGGTTCAACTTTAACCACGAATTTATCAAACAAATATTTTGTAATTGGTTCTCGTCAATACACAACAACTGAAGTTGGCACAACTTTAATTGGTTCAGAAAATACATCTACTGCCAACAGCGTAATGATTGGCGGCTATTATGGCGAACTGAATGCCGCAAGTACTATCCAGTTTTATACAGCAGGAACTGTAACAACACGCTCTGGAACAAAACAGTTTCAAGTAAGTAACACAGCCTCCGCAGTAAACTATGTACAGGTTACAGGGGCGGCTACTGGTGGTAGACCTGCTATTTCAGCACAGGGTAGTGATAGCGCAGTTGGGTTAACTTATGTTTCTAAAGGCACAGGTTCTAGTAGTCGCCATGCTTTTCAAACAGGCTCTGGAACGCAATTTCTTATTGTTGATAGTGCGGCAGGGGCAGTAAACAGTTTTCAAGTTTCTGGCGGTGCTACAGGCGTTGCACCAGTTTTAGCCGCACAAGGTTCTGATACCAATATCCCTGCTGTTGTCCAACCAAAAGGAACAGGAGCATTACAAGCCCAACAAACGGACTCTACTGCTACTGGTGGTAATGCTAGGGGTGCTAATGCTGTTGATTGGCAGACTGCTAGGGGTACTGCCTCTCAAGTAGCTAGTGGTTCTTATTCTGTTCTTACTGGGGGTTTAAATAATTATT